AAGGTGTAACATGCAATCTGGCTGTGCATGAAAATCTACGAGCCTCTATATTAGTAAATTCGAATGAATCTGCTACAAGTTCAGCAGAATGTTCTGCAATGGCCGAATCACTAGTAATTAGATCAACTTCAAATGGCACATAGTCTTCGGCTATATTGGTTCGTATGAATGTACGTAAATATGTAAATTCAGTTTCATCACATAGCCATGATACCATTACTTCGCGGCTGGCTCCACCTATCATATCAGCGCGATACCGACCCATGCCCCCATCTAATTTAGCATATAGGACTTGAGGTGACTCAGTCACCCCATAGCCTTCAACTAATGCTAATAAATCTAGTTTACTCATGGACGTCTACGGCTGGCATTTAAGCTGTCATTCAGCGCTTTAGCAGTTCTGGAGTTTGGAGTCCTAATATCGGCGGATATGATTTTAGGCCCTTCACGAGTCAGTACATCTGAAGCCTCATCCCTAGCAATTATTCTCACACGCTCTGGAGTAAGTTCCTCAACTTGAATAGATTGTGGAGTACCATAGTTGTGATATTCAACAATTATCCCGCCACCGCCTGTAGCGCCGCCGCCACGATTGATGTTCTCAAGTAATTGACGATTCCGTGATGTAGCAGAAGCATTGACTACGAATTCTTGACCGTGAGTTACGCCCGCTACAGTTCCTCTAGCAGCATCACCGGTATAGCCACCGCCAAAGTACCCTGGCTGAGCAGAATAAATAGCTTGAATATTGGCAGCAGTGGATATACCAACGGCTGCCGCTGCTATGTAGTTGAAAGGAGGCGCTGAAGAAGCTAAAGCCTTCTGAATAGCTACATATCCATCCACAGTAGCTTGAGCTATAGCTGCGGCCTTGCCTACAGCTTGTAACTTGGAACTACTGGATTTAGTTAAGGATGTAAGTGCTCCAAAGAATCCAGTCTTCTGCTCTAATACAACTTGATCATAAGCAAGCTGAGATCTGGCTTTAGCCATATTAGCTGCATCTTCACTGATCAAGTCTTTAGCACGTAGGCCATCTATAAAGGCATACATGTCTAGCATAGACTGTTTCTTGATTTCAATCGATTCGTCTGAACCTTGGAAAAGCTCTGGATTCTGTCCAACAACTACAGCGGTTGCATCTTTCTTAGTGAATCCAGATGTGGGATCCGCCATGAGTTTATCCATAGCTTGCAACTGTAAAACCTGCTGCTTATACTTATCTACAGTTAAATTCAGCAACTGGTCCTCAGCTGCAGTCAATTCATTAGTACGTTGAATGAGAATTATCTTATCACGCAGGGCTTGATTTTGCTCTTTAGTAAGTGTAATACCTACATCAGCATATTGATTGATATAGCCAGTTAAAATTTGCTCCGTGCGTAACTCTTCAGCCCGCATACCTGCGAACTTCAAATCATCTTCTAATTGTCCAGCAATCTTCTCTTTTACACTAACTTGCTTTAGAGCTAGATCGATAGCAGTGTTGAGCTGTCGATTAGATTCTGTCTGTGCTGCAGCTTCAGCCCGTACAGCTTGCTCCATATAAGGCTGCTTAGATATCAATTTCTCCGCAGCATTCTGATATTGCTCTAAATCTAATTTACCAGTTTTATACAGTTTGGTAAGGTTAGCAAATTCCTTAGTGAAATTTGAATCTAATCCATTCGCCCTGTTAAGAGTAGCTTGCAAGCTATTAGCTTCAGCATTTCCCCTACCCTTACCCTTGCCACCGCCTGTAGTCAGTACATCATTCAAAGTAGCAGACGCGCTACCCATAATGGTACCAAACTTCGCATAATCTTTTACAGCATTAGCTCTATCGGCATCAGTTTTATATGCTTTGCTATTCAGAATTGTATTGAGATCGGCAATAGTCTTAGTATTGAGATTCTCGGCCTTCATTAAACCTTCTACATCTTTAAGACTATTTAAGCTCTTAAATTGCTGTAACAGAGGTATTAGTTGTGTAAACTTCAGTAATTCCTGTTCTTTGGATTTATTGGCCTTAGCTAATTGACCTGCGGCATCCGAAGTAGTCCGCTGATCTAATTGGGATTTAGATGGGGCTAATTGAGTACCCACATAATAACCGCCCGCAGCACCAGCTACTGCACCTATTGCAGCACCCTTAGGGCCGGCAACCATGCCTACGGCTGCGCCACCAATACCCCCAATTATGGCTCCAGCTAAAGGCGCATTGTTTATAACCCATTGGAGAAGCCTTATAAGCTTATCCATCACGGTTATAACTAATTCTATGCCACGAGTAAATGAATCGAATCCATTACGGATGTCGTCCTGAGTCAGTCCATCCACAAATTCTGTGAACTTCGTAGCCAAATACTTTATGAGATCAGCAAATCTTGATATCAAGTATGGATCGCTAAGTTTCTCACGTAACGCATCAAATAACCCTACTATAGCATTGCCAGCTCCAGAATCTAGTACTTCCTTGACAAAATCAACCCACACATTAGTTAATCGTGTCAGTGCAGCAGAGACACTGCTGGAAGCTACTTCAGCGGAATCACTGAACGTGCGAATCAGTACATCGCCGAATAATGGTAAGAATTTTTCAGCTGATACAATGCCCTTTCGAATTGCCTTTTCAAGTAATTCTGGAGTAGTGTTTACGGCTTTAGCCGCTAATTGAATAGCACCTGGCAATTTTTCACCTAATTGCCTACGAAGTTCTTCCATTGACACAACGCCTTTTGAGGCCATCTGTGTAATAGCATAGAACATTAACTGAGTATCTGCATTTGTGGCATGCAGAGTTCTTGCGGCCATACTTAGGCCTAAGAATACTTTCTCAGCTATTTGAAGTCGATTAGTGCCTTCAGGTAATGCAGCAGTTAATTTAGCATAATTAACTGCTAATCCATTAAAATCCACGCCTAGTCGCATGGCGACATTTCGCACGAATTGGAATGATCCAGCTACAGCTTCAGAACTCTTGGTTGTAACAGACATGATTGCATTAAAGCCTTGAATCTTATCAAGTTCTTTAAGCAATGAGTTAAAGACTAGTTGAATGCCAGTGCCCACAGCACTAAGCACATTGAACAGTCCCTTAGACATCGATATCAGGTTACTATATGCAGAATTAATATTTGTAATAGATCCTGCATATCTATTGTTACCTGACGCGCCATTATTAGTAGCAGCGTTTAAGTTGTTAAACTGGCCTCTAGCATTAGCAATCGAGGCCGCTAGAGCATTGAATGCTCCAACGGCCTGTTGCGTATTAGCGTTGACTTGTAGATTTGTCGCCATTGCATAAGTCCAAGAACTTTGAGTCCATTATACCTATTAAGACTTCAAATACATCCATAGGCACAGATGGCGAACCATATAGGACTATGTATGACGATATCTCTGCCAACGATATCGGATTGGCGACACCCATGCCAGACGTTCTACGCTTATGTAATACATTATAAGCTTGAACTATTTCTGCACATAGGCCAAATAACTGTGGAGCATCGTCTAGAGCTTTTACAGGTAAGCCAGCAGACTCGAGTTCATATAACTTGGTTAACTGGCTTCCCCATATATAATTCCACTCTATCCAATGCTCGAGGACTTTCCCACCTCTTCTAACTCCGCTGCCCGGAAGTTAGTCATGTTATTGGCGTATTCTGCTACGAAATCTCGAAATTCAGAATCTCGCTTAAGTACTTCGAAAGCAGTAGCTGCTTTATAAGGTACCTCAGCTTTATCGTTATTTACAACTTTACGCCAATCAAGTAGAACCCCCTCAGCCATGGCCTTACAAATCATGTCACGATGGGTGCCAGGATCAAGAGTGCCTTGCTCTAACTTCTTCCGATGAGGCTGTTGAAGTCTATTAAGGGCTCGCTGAAATTTCAGGTTAGAGATATGGGCAATCAAGAATTCAGATCCATTGAATTCAGCCCATACCCCAGTTTCAACAGTGTTAAGGTCAGCATCTATATTAAACATTATTTTATTTCCTAATTACGCGGGTGTACGCGTGATTGACATAACGGAAGTACTAGTGGTGTCATATAATCCACGGTACTTCGCAGAGAACATGACGTCAGAGTTCTTTCCACCTGCAACGACTTCGCCTGACTCAAATTTAACTCGAGGCAATGCGAGGTCATATCGATTACCTGCTGCATCTTCGAATGCAAAGGCAATATCGAATTCTGTACCGGCTACGAATAAACCGAAAGTAGAGCCTTCATTGAAGTAAAATTCCAGATCACCCGTTACTTCAATGGTGCCCAACTTCATATCTTTCGGGTTCAGCGATCCAATACACTTACGAGCCCGAATGTTATTCTTTACCTGTAATCCGAGAGAACTGATGCAGCCAGAATATGGCGTGCTATTAAGCACAAAATCCTGCAGATTGGTAACAGCATTCATTGGTGCAGTGGTACTCACTGCAGGGAATGTCGCACCAGCTATTTGTGAAGTAGTAACACCAGTAGTAGGATCCAGGCCAAAGCCCATAATCTGGAATGCCCCAGAAACGATCTTACCGATTTCAGCCTTTAAGCTGAAACCTTCAATACAGTTACCACGATAAGTGTGAAACTGTGGGGTCGTCATATCCTGAAAATGCTTT